TATTTCTGCTCCACACTTCTCTTAAATCGTTACCTGTAGATTATGGGTATTCAAAAAAATATTTATTAAAGCCCATTACTTGAATTTTTCTGACATATAGTTTAGGTGTTAATTTTAAAGTCAGCATTTTAATATCAGGTGTTAAATACTCAACTTCCCAGTTCTTCTCATTTCTTAAGAATGAGGTTCTCTCTTCTTTATTCTTTAGCATCATTGACCACCTCACAATTATTAAGCACGTCTTCAATTGACGTAGGCTTTGAGTCTTCCCATTTTACGAAAGCAAATAAATTGTTGAACACATAGAATTCATTTCCACTGTCTCTACCGCTACACCATACCCCGGAATCTTCAAAAGGTTCGTCTTTGAAAATATAAAGATTATATACGCCTCCTTCGTGCCTATATTTATTTCTAGCGATATATCTATACCCTGTATCATTAAGAAGATATTTCAAGATATCGTATTCTAATTTGCTCAATTTAACAGGCTCTTTGTATTCTGATAAGAGCCACTTAACTTTAATGTTCGAGCAGTGATCTCCTAAATCGTGAAAGAAACAATCTTCACAGACACCAAGACATTTCTTGATTGCATGCTTATCCTTGCTTATTGAAAAATCAGAAACAACATTTGAATTTTCTAATATTTCTTTCCTAAACTTTTCTGCGTTTAACATTTTCTTTTACCTCACTCTTTTGTGCTTTTGCGTTTGCTATTAGCGAAAGATAGAATTCCACAATACCTTTATTAAGATTTGGTGCGTTTCTATGAATGCACTTGTTATAAAATTCTTGCACGCCATATCCAATTGCAGCTCTTTTCCAAAAATCATAGCCCCCAACAATAATAGCGTTTGTGATTGCTAGATCTAACGCTTCCTTATATAACTCAAGATGATGATTTTGACATTCTAAAACAGTATATCTACGTTTGATTAATGCATTTTCTTCTTTTAAATATTCTATCTTGCTTTCTAATTCGTTCACAAACTCGCCCGAATATGTAATTTCTTTTAAATTCTTTTTGTTCATATAATCATTCCCTATGTTCTAAAAATTCAATAGACATAATATTGCTTGCTTCAATGCCAATATCATCAATTCTGCCGCTGTGTTGTCTTTCAGCATTAAACACCCATTCATGAATAATTGATTTCGCTTCATTTTTTGAGATGCCAACGTTATATCCTCCGTAAAAATTACCTTTTACATATTTGGCTAAATTATCATCTGAAGGAATAACTACGTATCTAGATCCATCTACTAGATAGATATTTATTTGTTTAATATTTTCCATCAAGAACACCTCTAACCTTCTCTAACTTTTCTGTTAGCTCTCTATTTTCACATTCCGCTTCTTCAAAAGCATATTCAGCGTCAGCAAGAGCGTCTCCTAAATTGTTGCAATACTTTTCTAATGCCTTAGCATAGCGAAAATCGTTAACGTGTCCGTCACCGAAACGATCCCATTTGATGAAGTCTTCTTGCTGTGGTCTCTTTAAATTACTAACATCATACTTACTATCTGGTTTTTTAATCCATTTTATGAAATTTTTCTTTGAATAGAATGGACAGTCTCCGTCACAATCCCCAATGTCACAAGACACGTCAACCCTATCTCTTTTTAAAGAGTTATTGAAATGTGAACATGGGGCGATTCCAAAGACTTCATCATCTGATAGGAAGTCAGCGACTGCTTCTAGCTTATTGAGACTCACTAACTCCATACTTTTCTATATCCTTTCTTATTTCTTCTTTTTGAATGGCTCTTTCTACCTCTCGATTTACTTTGATTTTTTGCCAACTAACTACTTTATCGATATCTAGATAACCCAAAGCAACTAACTCTGTGATACAGATAAGAACGTCTGCCACTTCTTCGTGCAGATCGTTTTTGTATCTTTCATAAAAGCCGTATCTTTTTAATTTAGTGATTGCCTGGATTAACTCTGCGCATTCTTCCGTTGCAACGGTAAGTGTTAAACCTTCGCCATTGACATGTGCTACTTTATCTAAATCAAGGATTTTATTTTGTGGATATTTTAATAATTCTGTAACTCTTCCGATTTCTTTAAACATTCTTTTAATCCTCCGAAACGAAAGTAATGACAATTGCTCCTAAAGTATTAGCAATACTTTCAGCTTCTACTACATTTTTGAATACTTTCGCTTTCTCTACTGTTTCATCCAATTTAATAGATGTTAGTGATGCACTTGTAACATACATATTTCCTAACTTTACCAGATATAATTTTTCCATTTGTTTTTCTCCTCTTTCTTAGGATATAAAGTCAGTACTGCATACTGCTCTTGTGCATATGCTTCATATCCTATAACTTGATATTCATTTCTTAACTGTTCGATTAAATCCATTAACTGCTGCATGGAGTAATAATCGACTTTCTTATATACGTATTTCATAATTCCTCTAATGAGATGTATATTCCTGGAACGGCACTCCAAAATTTTTCAATCACTTCAGAAGCCACTCTTGAATCATTAGTATAGAATCCTAACTCTTCTAAGATGTCTTTCAGCATCTTATTTAAGTTATCAGTGTCAGGCTTTGTGTATTTATATTCGCCGTCCACTTTGTGACTCTTGTTTAAAGGAAAGCACCATTTAACAATCAACTGGCAAGCACAATCAATCGGAACACCAGGAGCATAAGGTGCGATTGCATCTCTTAACTTAACGTATGCCTGTTTCTGTTCAGGACTTTTATATATTCCATATTTACCGATTCTGTGTTCCTGTGCTGTAATTGTCGGAGGAATCATCTTAATAAAAAACTGCATTATTTAATACCTCAATTCTTTCAAAAATCACTATTTACTTGATAAGCGTGACATACACTTATAGGGGAATCTCAAATTCCCTATAAGTATGTATGTACGATTAGCAATAGTGAAACGCGCATATATATATATATATATAGTGTGCGCGCAACATGTGCGCATCACATTTTAATAATGGTCGCATTGTCATATTTGAACCCCTCTAAATCGCCTTTTTCAATCCATCGAGGAACATTTCTTCTTAATGCTCCTTGTGTCTTCCCCATCATCAAACCACTTTCAGCGAGTTCTTTTACAGTAACCTGTCCATCGTGATTTAACTGTTCGAAAGCATTTAAGAATAATTCAATATTTTCATCTTGCTTCTTCTTGTTAGTCTCGTTCATCTTTTCAAACCTAGACTTTTTCTTTGAACCTTCAGGACGGCATCCTTTTAACAAGTTGCCACTATCCAAGAAATGAACAGGGTACTTGAAGAAGCAGTTGATAGGGTCAAAAGTAGCAAACTCTCTAAGAGTTCCAGATATCTGAAGGGCAGTGATATGTTTAGCTGCATCAACTTTTAATTCTGTCAGATACTGCAATTCGTTCATCTGTTCAAATCCAAGCATTTCAGCACAGTAGTCATTCATCGCTTCAAAATCATGATCATCTGTTTTCTTAGTCTGATAGATGTATGTCTTCCACTTAGGAACATACTTGTCAAGTACAGCATGCATTGCTTCAACTCTTGCTTCATTGATGAAGTGTTCCTTGACTTCTTTATTCATATCCAATTCAATCATATCTAGCAATGCGTCAGGGTCTCTTGCAAAGACTCCTGAGCCACTTGCTCTGTCCATTGACTTCTTGCCACCTTGTGCACCCTTAGAGTGGTGATGTGCATAAATCACTGAAGCACCAAGCGCATCGGCTATCTTATCAAACTGATTACAGAACTTAGCCATCTCACTCGCACTGTTTTCATCACCAGTAATTACTTTATAAATAGGGTCCACTACTACAGCGATATACTTTTTCTTTTCAGCTCGTCTGATCAGCTTTGGTACTAATTGGTCTAGTGCAGGGGTCTTTCCTCTCAAATTCCAGATAAAAATTCTATTTGCATTGTTGGGGGTCAATCCTAAAATCTGATAGACGTCTTTAAATCTGTGAAGACATGAGGCTCTATCCAATTCGAAGTTGACATATAGCACGTCTCCCTGTTTGCATTGCCTTCCCATCCATTTAGTACCCTCAGCAATAGCGATACATAATTCAATTAACGAGAATGACTTACCACTTTTTGAAGGACCGACCAATAGCATTTTGTGACCTTGTCTTAAGATTCCTTCAATCAATTCTTCAGCGTAATCAGGGAGATTGAATAATACGTCAGCCAAGTTTTCTTCGTCGGGTAAATCGTCATTCATTGACTCAACCCATTCGACCCAGTCAGACCACGTTTCTTTTCCTGTGTTGGTTTCAATGATGAACTGCTTATGATCGCCACGAATACATCCAGGCATTCTTGAAAGTCTTGATGGATTCTTATTCTGACTGTCAACTTCTAGGCCGTTCTTGTCACATATCTTATATAAGTAGCTTACTCTTTCTCTATATTCTTTATTGTCTGAGGCATCAACCTTGACAATAGCATGTATTGATTTAGCTCCACTGTATACGACTGCAGCAACAGGCAGTTCTAACTGATGAATAATAGACAACTGTTTGCCAATATCTAAGCTATCAGATTCTACAAGAGCGTATTTGAATGATGCTATATCAGTATTTCTAACACCTTCACCATTTAATGGATTGAATCGAATCCATGCTCCTGCTGCTTGATTGTAGTCTCCAATCACTGCTCCAATATCGCCGTTGCAAGAGTGAAGCCCTTCAACAATCTGCCCTGCTGTCATTCTGAAGTTTCCACGATTTCCAGGAATGAACTTCCCTTTTTCATTTTCTATCGAGGAAACAACAAAACCAACATACTCGTCTGTATCAAATAGAGTAGTTAAGTATCTGATTAACTCATTTGCTGGATTCCAATTCGAATCACTAGGCTCATGTAACTCAATACTATCTATAGAGTCCTTGTCTATGATATTTCCGATTTCATCTTCCCAATCAAGAACACCCTCATTAGGATCTATCTTTTTTTGAGGAACAAAACCGCCTCTTTTTGCATAATCGAAGATTGTTCCGCCTGTTACAATATCTCCCGCTGTTTCATTAAAGGAATTCCATTTTGTGAAGCACTCTCCTCTTTTATATCTTTCTGAGTCTTGAGCACTCCAGGAATCCCAGTCACTTGCTTCATATCCTTCATGCTTGAGAGCCATTCCAACATTAGTCCATTCCTGATAGGAAAGTTCAGAAGGGTTGATATAGTCAAGCAGCTCTAATAGATTGTATTGTTTCATCCTTATTCAACTCCTTCTGGTTTATAAATAGAAGCTTGTATCCCTTTTGGAAGTCTCCAGTTATTTGCGGAAATTCTAGAAATCATAGAATTAGCATCTTCGAATTTCCAAGTTCCAACATTTCTGAATCCTCTTCTTTCGAGGAATCTTACCTGTTTTGGAGTAGCTAGTCCTTCTTTACTTCTTAATTTCAATCTATCAATCAGCATAGAAGCGTATCCAGCGTTAGGAACTTCATTAGACTCAATTCCATGTGCTTCTAAATACTTTAATTGCTTTTCATTTGCTGGAGCGCATTCCCATCCAAAAGAAGGAATGTAACTCTGCAAATCTTCAGCCTGTATGCTCATTGCATACTGCAATGGATCAACCAACTTCTTCTTGCGTTTTCTCATTTCTTTTAGCTGCTCAGCAAGTGCTTTTTCTCTTTCTTCTTGAACATCCTTCAAGGCTTCTTCTTCAACCTCTTGAATATCCATTTCAACTCCTGCACTGTCTTCTAACTTCTTGGTCATTTTTCTAGCAACTTCATCACTATTACAGATAAGTGAAGCAGGATGACATAATTCATGTCTTTCACTGTGCCAGAGGAAATCCAATAAAAGTAAATCTTTCTTTCCGGTTTGAGGTGAAAGTCTTGTACCTCTTCCGACCATCTGAGAATAGAGACTTCTTACTTTTGTTGGTCTTAGTACAATAACGCAATCAACATCAGGACAATCCCATCCTTCTGTTAACAACATAGAGTTGCAAAGGACATTGTATCTATTTTCTGCAAAGTCTTTTGTAATCTCATTTCTATCTTTGGAATTGCCATTCACTTCAGTGGCTTTGAAACCGTGCTTATTTAATATTTCAACAAACTTTTGAGATGTAGAAATCAATGGAAGGAATACGACTGTTTTTCTATTCTTGCAGTACTTTTCCATCTCGCTTGCGATACCTTCAAGATACGGATCTAGTGCGTTACCAATATCACTTGCTTTGAAGTCTCCAGCGCTCATTGAAACACTTGATAAATCTAAAGTCAGTGGAATAGTCAATGCCTTAATTGGAACTAAATAACCACTTTTAATTGCTTCTGGTAAAGTATATTCATACGCTAAAGTTTGAAAGTAAGAGCCTAGGTTCTTCATGTCTCCCCTGTCAGGAGTAGCAGTTACTCCAAGTACTTTTGCACTGTTGAAATATTCCAATACCTTCTGATAACCGTTACTTAATACGTGATGGGCTTCATCTATAATTATTGTGTCAAAATAATCTCTTGAAAATTTAGACAATCTTTTATCGCTCTGTAGTGTTTGAACACTGCCCGTGACAATTCGAAACCATTTGCCAATACAAGTCTGTTCAGCTTTTTCGACTGCACAGCCAAGTCCTGTCACTTTCTTAATTTTGTCAGATGCCTGTTCTAGCAGTTCGCCTCTATGTGCTAAAATAAGAACCTTATCTCCTTTTTTAACACAGTCCTCAGCCACTTTTGCGAATACTATTGTTTTTCCACAGCCTGTGGGAAGAACGAGAAGGGTTCTTTGAGTTCCCTTCTCTTCCCACTCTGTGAATATGGCATCACGAGCCTTTTTTTGGTAATCTCTTAACTTCATTATTTCCAGCTATTGTTTCCCCAAGCCTGTGGCTGAGCTGGTGCTGGAGTATCACTGATCACGAATTCTTTTACATCATTATAAGTTGAATCGTTATATTCTCTATGAGAGATTTTAACTGTTCCTGTCTTCCCAACAATTCCATTCCAATCTGGACGGAATGGAACTCCTTTCTGTTTCATTCCAATACACTCGAAGAATTGAGAAATCTTCCACTCAAGTGATTTATGAAGGACCAAAGAAGTAGTTACTTTTACTTCTTTTCCTTCATAATTGATTGTCAAAGTGATGTCAGCCTTATTGCATACAGGAAGTTTTCCTTTGCCTGAAGTTTTAGATCTAACAAAATTATCTTTAATGATGAATTGATAAGTTCCGACAGGTAATAATGTGTATTCCTTGGCTTCAGCTGTGATTTCATCATCCCAACCCATCGCTCCATCATTTTGAGATGCTTGATTAAATCCGTTCTGATTAAATCCGTTCTGATTGTAGTTATTAAAATTGTTATCCATTTTTTTGATCTCCTTTTAAAATTGAATTTCTGATTCTATAATAAAGTCTTTTAAGTTGCTCCAATTGCTGGCGATGAATTCCCAGAAGTCATTAGGCATATTTTCGATTGGAGTATCTTTCGGGAAGAATCCCTTTAAGAAGATGACTTCTTTTAGTTTCTCAATTGATATACTGTCACATTTCATCAAGTCTCTTACTTTAGAAGGAATCTTCTGATATTCTTCAGAGCCAAAATCAATAGCACTTACAGGCTTATTTTCTTCAATCTGTAGCTCTTTTGGTTCAACAGGTACATTTACCTGTGTTTGTGGTTTTTCGTTCACAGGAACGCTAGAAACATTATTCAATGGTTCTTCAATGATTGGCTTAATGACTTTATAATCAAAGTCGCACATTTCTGGAAGACCATCTCTGTTTTTTGCATCCCAACAGGCATTATGAACTGTATACATTACTCTTCTGTTTCCTGATACTTTCGTCTTGCCTTTTTCATCTTTTGAGACGAATGTCTGATAATTTGCGAATAGAACCATGTCCGCCCATTCTTTTACAAGAGGTGCAGTCTGTGAAGCGGTCTTCTTTCCTAGCTTTAATTCATATCTATCAAAAGCACCACTTTCATCTGGTTTTTCAAACTTTCTAATCTGAGCGTGTGCAGTCAGCACGACATTCACTCCACTGTCAATTACATTTTCTAATCTATTAAGAAGTCTTCCGACTTCCTCTTTTGTGTAGACATAACCATTTCCATATCCGAAGTCTTCAATGCCTTTCTTCTGGTACTTATCGCATATATGCTGAACGATAAGAGCTTCACCCCAGTCAATTGAATCAATGACTAATGTTTTACAGATAGATGTATTCTTCTCAATGATGTAATCAATTTCCTGTTTAAGCATTTCATAAGAAGTTGGCTTAGGCAGTCTTTTAATATCTAATGACCTTGTAGATCCCTCTGTGTCAATAAATAGAGGGTCAGGGAAATGAGAAGCAAATGTTGACTTCCCAATTCCTTCAGGGCCATAAACAACTACTTTATAAGGCTTCTTGATTTTTCCTTTTGTGATTTCAAAATTCATTACCACTTCACTCCTTCCCAAGAATTAGCAACCGTTTTTGCTTCTTCTTTCTTTTCTTTTTCTAGATTGTTTTTAGCAACATAGCCATCTTCAATGATGATTGAACACTCGTCACCAGTACTTACTCTTGTGGCAATAGCTTGTAGTCCTTCAGACTTTAGCCAAGTGCCAAATTCCTTGAGTGTGTTCATGTCCATCTGTTCCAATTTATCCAATAATATAAAGCCACAATTAGGATTGATTTTTCTGCAAATAGCAGTAGCCACTTTTAACTGTTGGCTTCCGCTCATGTTATCCCACTCTTGACCCAGATAAGTGATTTTTCCATCTTCAATCCCTAGCCCTTCAAGAGGTAGATCAGCATTATTTAATAAGCTAGCCTTTTCTTTTCTAATGTCTTCTAATTCCTGAGACTTAGAAGCATATTCCTTTTTGAGGTCGCTAGCTTCTTGCTCTGCTTTTTTCTTTTCTAGGTTTGCACGAACCTTAGTGTTTATATCATCAATCTCCTTGATTGATTTTTCAATTTCATCAGTAGGATTGTCTACTAGACTAGAGACTTCAACAACTGCCTTGTCTCTTTCCTTGATAACTTTCAAGTACTCTTCATTAAGTGCTTTTAACTGCTTGTCCAAGTCTTTCATCTTTTCTTCAATGGCTTTTGACTTAGATTTACACTCAGCGAGGTATGCTCTTTTTCTTTCGTTGCTTCCATTAATTGCTAGCATTTCCTGCTGCTTAGCAATTAACTCAGAAGCTGAAACAATCTTATCTGGCACATTGTCATAATGAATCATCTCTTTAGCATGCTTTAATTTCTGATCAGCAATTCTTCCGATTGCTAAGCGGTCGTTATAAACTGCCTTTTCCTTTAAATCCAACTTTGTTAACTCATCACCAACCCCAATAATATGAAGCAATGTGTCAGCTTTTTCTTTTTCTGAACTGTTCATAAACTTCGGAAGATTTAAAGCCAATTCACTAATAAATGAGTCTAATAGATTCTGACCTGCTTTCATTCCTGTTGGATCAGTGACTTTTAAGGCTGAGTTCTTACCTTTTCTTTCAACCACAATACCATTACTTAATGTGACTTTTAGTGATGCTGGAACATAGCTTCCTTCTCGATTTGGTTTAGATGGTTTGTATTTATTGCCACCAAGGCACCAAGTGATAGCATCCAATACGGAAGTCTTTCCGTTATTATTATTGCCACCAATGATGGTCAAACCATTTTCAGATGGTTCAATCTGTACTGCCTTAATTCTCTTGACATTTTCTAATTCAAGAGAATTGATTTTAATCTTATCCATTTAATTATTCTCCTTTTCATTTTTGAATCCTTCAAATAAAGAATCCAAATCACCATCAACGCCGATAATTTGAATAAGTGCTCTTGATACGTCTTCTGGTCTTTTCCAGATAAACTCAACGATTTGTTTGAACGTTTCGTTCTTTGGGTCATACTCATTTGTTAACTGGCCTTCTTTAAAAGCTTGAATTAACAATGACATCATCAACAGTATTTGATAATTAGTACCACTATTTTGAATTCGAACCCCTCCGTTGATTGTTCTAACTTTAATAAATGCTTCTTTCTTCTTTTCCATTTTCATTTCTCCTTTATTTATTTCTAATAACAACTAGCATGTATTCAAGAATGATTAAATTCATACTTAATGATGCAACACTTAGAACTCTCATTCCTGTAGAATTCCAGTTATTACCACTTATAACTCCTGAAATGAAGCTGACTAAAATAATTAAATTAGATACAATGATGATTCCTTTTTCAAATCTACTCATTTGAAAATTCTCCTTTTCTGTGCTAAAATAAGCACGTAATTTTGATATTTTTTTAAGAGCACACGATGGCTGTCGTGTGTTCTTTTTTTGTGCTCATAAGCACTTAGCGCCAGGAGACCGTATACAGTAGGTATGTATAGTCAATGGAATTACCCAAAAAGAGAAATGTTAAATTATGTATTGCAGTTCATTCTACGAATTATTATTTGTCTCCTAGCCTTAGGTGCCTACGAGCAACTAAAGCACTATTCTTTTGTATACTTCTTAAATAATTCTTGAATAACCTTATCGGTTGGACTTGTGTTCCATTCATTCATATAGGCTTCAAAAGCCTTTCTAGGAATGTGAACACTTCTAATCCCTGTTTTCGAAACAACGACAGCGCCAGGCATCATGCCTTGCTGCACTGCATTTATAACGAAGTCACGGCTCTTGTGGATTGTTTTACAAACCTCTTTCACAGAGATATTAAGTTCATCCATGATGATCACCTCCTATTGAAGGAACTTATTAATGAAATACTGCTGACCCTTACCAGTAACCTTAGGCGTCTTAGTCGTGATATTTACTCCTGAGCCGTTAACGTAAGAGCCTTCCTTGATTTCAAATAGACCTAGTTCCATAGCCTTCTGTGTAGGCATGTTGTAATCAGTGCCCTGGCGCTTGATCAGATAGCCTTTTTCTCTGAGCCATGCAAATAAACGCTTCTGACCCATGTCAATTCCGTTCTGCTTTAAGATTTTGGCAAGTTCACCAACGAGGATAGATGTATGGCTAGTTGCTACTGCATCAGCGAATAATGCTTTAGGTTTCATTTCCTCAATCTGCTTGTCTTTAGCAGCTAAGACATTCTGCGCTTCAATTAATGCTTTAGCCATTAATTCTGAGCCACTTAACTCTTTCACTTGGTACTGCCCTGTTTTTCTTAATGCTGGCAACATTTCAGATGTAACCCAACGTTTGAATTTCTTGGCGCTTGGTAACTTGCTTGAGAGGACTAAGCTGTATAGTCCTGATTCATTGATGATTGTCATATCACGGCTTTGACCTGTGCCGTTGAAACGACGGGTCAGCCTATCTTCGTTATCAACGTGTTTTCTAATTGCTTGGTTTGTGTCTGTATACCCAAGCACCTCAGCCACATCTTTCCCAACAAACCAAGGCTCATTGCTAATCAAAAGACTTCTTACTTCATGATTTTCAAAATTAAATAATTGTACTTCGTTCATTTTTGTTTCTCCTTTCTTAAGTTACATTTAATTCAACTTTTCGGTTAAAAAAATTTCGTCTCTTTGCTTTTTGGTTAATTTCAATGCGTAACTAAGTCCGACAATTTCAGAAGCAGTGAACTCACCAATTCCATTCAGACGATTATACAATGTTTCTCTTGCTATTCCGCCTTTTTTAGCAATGGCAGTCATAGTCATTCCACTGTCATCTATTACTTTTTTTAATTTAACCATATCTGTCATTTTGTTTCTCCTTTCTTGAGTTGCATTTCATTCAACCTAGTTCAACTATACATCACAGTTGCATGTGTGTCAACCTTTTTAACAAAAATGTTGAATAATTTTACAACATGAGATATTATATAATTAAAGAAAAGAGGTACATATTAATGCTTGAACTATACAAAAATATTAAGAGAAGAAGGCAACAATTGAAGATGACTCAAACTGACCTTGCCTTAAAAATGGGGTATGCAGACAAAAGCATGATTGCAAAAATAGAAAAGGGCAATGTTGACCTTCCACAATCTAAGATTTTAGCTTTTGCTAATGTTTTAGAAACAACTCCCAGTGAACTAATGGGATGGGATTATGAAGCAGAACCAACTGAAACAGTAGATAATATCTATAAACTAGACAGAATTAAACTCCCAATGTTGGGTAAGGTAGCATGTGGTGAGCCTATCTTTGCAGATGAAGACAGAGAAAGCTATATAATGGTCGGCACTGATATTGGTGCTGATTTCTGTCTCCAATGTCAGGGCGACAGTATGATAAATGCAAGGATCCATGACGGTGATATTGTCTTTGTGAAGAAAACTGACATAGTAGAGAACGGAGAGATTGCTGTAGTAATCATAGATGATGAGGCTACACTAAAAAGATTCTTCTATTATCGTGAACAGAATTTAGTTATTCTAAAGCCTGAGAATCCAAAGTATCAGGATATAATCCTTACTGGTGAGCAGTTGAATCAAGTTAGGGTTATCGGAAGAGCGGTCGCTTTCCAAAGTGATGTAATATAAATTGATAGGAGGATTATAAATTATATGCAAGAAAAGAAAATGAAATATCAAAGATACAAACGTGGACAGATTGTATTGATTGACTTCAGTCCTTCTATGGGTAGTGAATTACGTGGCAAACATTTTGCAATTGTAATAACAAAGAAAGACTCCCCTAATAATGGTGTCTTGACTGTCATACCACTAAGTTCCAAAGAAAAACCTTACTATTTAGATATAGGAAATTTTGTTTCGAAACAGGTTTATCCGCAATTATTAAATATTACTAGAGAATTATATACAGCATTAGCAAATTTGGATTCATCTGATGCAAATGAATACAACGTTGAAGACGTTCAAAAAGTCATCAATAATGTTAATGAATTTAAAAAAGTCGCAAACATATACATTAACAAGAATAAAAAATCATTTGCATTGGTACAAAATATTACAACAGTAAGTAAAATAAGAATTAAAAAACCTGTAAATCATTATGATCCAATCAAAAATTTGATTGCTGATAGCCTAATTCTTGATTTAGTTGATAATAAAATAAAAGAATTATTCATCAATGATAAATAGCAAAGATATAATAACGAGGTTTGACAATAGCCGCTTTGTGTGATAACATCTAATTGAACAAGAGCTATACGCTATTGTTATTTACACAACGGCCTAGCGCCATTGAAGGAATCTCGTTAGAGGTTCCTTTTCTTTTTACAAAAAAAGCACCCTAGCGCCAACTAGGATGCTGATAGTGATACGCCAATATCACTCATATAAAAGAAACATCTCATAAAGTCCTTTTACGTACTCAATTATACCACGATTGGCACGTTAAAGGCAAACAACTGAAAGGACGTGTCATATTATGCCTAGAAACTCTAGATTTAGACGTAGACCGAATAATACAGGTACCGTGGTTAAATTATCAGGTAAGAGAAGAAACCCCTTCTGTGCAAGAGTTATGAGCGATGAAAGAGATATAATAACAGGCAAGAAGAAACAAGTCTGTATTGGAACATTCGCAACTCGTGAAGAAGCATTGAATGCGTTATCTATTTACTCTCTTAAGAGATCCAATGCAATCACAAATGAAGAAGCAAGAAACCTCGCTCCTGATCTGTTTGATAAAATACAGAAAAAGACACAAAAGAAAATCCCTACTTTTAAAGAAATATACGAGATATTGGATACTGAGGAATTTAGTAAGCTCTCTAACTCGGCGAGAAAAGGATATAAGGCTTGGATTAAGCATTTTGAAACTATATATGATAGGCCTATCAATAATATCACTCTTGCTGATCTTCAGTTTGTGTTTGATAATGACGGTTCTAAAAACGGAACTCAAGCACACATGAAAGTACTATGCTGCAAGGTATTCGAATACGCCGTAATACATCAATATATTCCAAGAGATTTTGATTACACATCTTATATTAAGATTGCTGATTATAAGCAGTCAACTAAGCACTTCGCTTTTGACATTGAAGAAATCAAGAAACTGCAGAGTGCTGATACTCCAGAAGCACACTTATTATTGATTTACATTTATACCGGACTTCGTGTAGGTGAGTTACTTCATATCAATAGGGACAATATACATATAGATGAAAAATGTGATGATGACGGCACAGAAAGGCTTATAAGTTATATTGTGACAGGATCTAAGACTGCAGCAGGAAAGAATAGAATAGTACCAATACATAACGACATCAAACAATTTGTTATTGATGAACTGATTGAAAAAGAAAAAAGATTGATAGATGTCTCTTATGAATGGGGATTTAACAAGAATATAATGCCAATGATCAATAATATGTTAAATACGAATCACACCATGCATGATACTAGAGTGACTTTTGCATCATTGTGTCAGCTGTACAAAGTTGATGTATATGCAAGAAAGAAGATACTGGGCCATAAACTACAAGATATCACTTTTGATATTTATACGACTGCTTCAAAAAATAGATTGTGGACAGAAATCAATAAGATTAAATTTTGAGAGGTTCATGTGAGGTTTATGATATACTTATTGTGTTAGCGCCTTTAGTACTCTAAGTGAGCAAGGCTGCGGAGCACCTGAAAAGGTGCTTTTTTGTTACTAGTTTTTTGTTACTAGTTTGTTACTAGTTGACCACTTTTGACCACTATCGAGGAGTAAAAAACCGCATAACTAAGCCATTTTTGTATATTTGAAGTTTCATCAAATGAAATAATTTTTTCACAATGTGAAACAAAAAAGCGCTTAATACCTAATAATATAAACAGTTACTGGAATGATGTTACTGATTTGTTACTAGTTGAGCACCTACATAGTGGCGCATCATATATTTATAACGCTCATTCTAACACTTATTTAACGCTCACTTATGATTCTAATTTTATGGCTTAATAAGCCATTTTTTTATTTTTGATAAGTTCTAACACTCAAAATGAGCGTTAGAAACAACAAAATTAAAACGCAAAAACTATCATTGTTTACTGATATTTTTTATATTATATTTTCATAAAAATATCAATATATATTGACATATGTATAATTTTATGATATACTATAATCAAGAAAGGAGGTAAGGAAAGTGGAAAAGAAGTTAAAAAAAATGCTTCGAATACTGGACCTATTCGAAGCGCTAGTGATTAAAATCATTTCCTTGATTGGTTGGATTTTGATTCTAATCAATTTATTCAACTAAGTAGGTTGAGAGGCTTGTCCTCTCTTCCTATCACTATTATAAAACCACTTTTCAAAGAAAACAATGGAAAAATTAATTTTAAAAGCTATCGAATTGATTGGACTTATTGCAGTATTAGTATTCTTGATTTCAAAATTATTCTAAGGGAGGTATAACCGTGTCAACTGAAGCGCAGAAGAAAGCTAGCGCAAACTATGCTAAGAAGATGACGAAATGTGTCAATCTTGCATTCAATAAAAAAACAGATGCAGACATTCTAGAAAAACTTGATCATGTCGAATCTAAAATGGGTTACATTAAAAAACTTATAAGAGATGATATTGAGAAAGCAAAAAAGGACCAGAGCAATTAAGCCCTGGTCTTTTCTTATGCTTTAAATTGTTGTGTAGTCGAGATTTAGTCGAAATTAAGTCGAGTTTAGTCAACATCTTTATGAATGAACTCATAATAAAACTTAAATTAGACTTTTTTCAAGTATCTTTTAGCAACCCATCCACTAGGAATCTTTGCCCAATCTCCATCGAATTTAGACACAGTAACACGAGTGCCATAATTTAGACAGCCGTCCTTATCGTAATCGTGAGCCTTAGCGTTCTTAGTTAATTCCTCATATGTCTTTCTTCTATATCCTGCGCCCGGTCCTGTTCTGACACTTAAATCACTAGCAGTAATCATATAAGTACCTAAAGTGCTAGATCCATTGCTCTGTGGCTTAGGTGTAGGAGTTTCAACGTGTTCATTAACACTCTTATTTAAGATACCCTCTACAATTGCCTTTGCGCACTTGTCAGCGTTCCATTTCACTTTGTCAATAGCGTTGTCAACAAAGCAGCACTCAACAAGTAGTGCTGGAGAATTAGTCTTTCTCAACACATATAACTTAGTAGATGTTTTAACACCTCTATTTCTAATACCTAGGGTGTTAGAAATGTTCTTGGCGATTCTTTCAGCTTCATCTTTGGCTTTTGAGTTGTCGCTATAGACATATACCTCTGTACCTGTTCCGCCTCCAGCGTTGAGATGAATAGAGACATCTAAGTCAACCTTATGATCATTACACTTATTTACAATTGCTTTTAAGTTAGAATTCTGGTCTTTTCCATTGTCATCAGTACAGTCATATACTGTATGTCCGTTTGCTCTTAACAACTCAATGACTTTATTTTTAACTTTTCTGTCTTCATTGACTTCGTCTAATAATCCACTTGCTCCACGACATTTTAAGCTATGTCCACCATGTACATTAATAATCATACTTTATACCTTCTTTCTTATAATTCAATACCTTCGATTTCTGCTCTAATCTTAAGAGTGCGAATATAATTACCTAAATGCTTTTTCTGCTCTTTTAATAGATCAAGCGAACATCTAGGAATGAATGTCAAGGTACGTGCCTCGTACTTAACGGTCATATCATCTAATTTGTCATATCTGATTTTGGCTTGATAGTATTCCGCTTTAAATCTGTCTTTATAATCAGAACTGTTCATAAGTTCTACAGTGTCTTGTAATTCCATTGTTTAATCCTCCACTTTAATACATACATTCTTTTCTTTCTTGTAGGCATCTAAATATAATTCTTTCTTGTCTCCGTTATAAGTAGCCTCAAAATACATGCCATCTGAAAGTGTAGTTGCTAATAATGCCTTGTTATTCTGAAGTGTCTTGCATACCCACACAACATAAACATCAAAATCCTGTGGATCTTCTAGATGTTCGTTTGTATATCTTCTTACTTCTTCGGTTGCAATCTTTAGAAATTCGTCATTACCCATTGTTATTCTCCTTGTTGATAGCGTTTTCTGCTACTTCTAATCCTTTAGTAAGCACCACGGGTACATTGTCTCCGGCTTCCACGAAGTTCTCAATGATGCTTCTTAATTCATTGATAATGAGAGATGCTAATGTAAACCATCCAACATAAGTTGTGATAGTCAAATCGATGTTAATTGTCTGTCCAATCTCAATAAAAATAGAAGATGCAAGAAATGCTACTAGCACCATGAGCCAGTAACCTAACTTTTTCCATACACCTCTGACTCCTTTAGCGGAATTCTCCTTTCCTGTCAAACGAGATTTTCTAATTCCTGTGATGTAGTCGATAATATTCAAGATTAAAAATCCCACGAATAAAAACCAATGTGTGCCTAATGCAGCAGTCAATACTGCTACAATAGTGCCTCCAATAGCGTTAATCGCATCCATGTATTTTAATGATGTATCGTATAATTTCATATATTTACTCCTTTATTCATACATTTTCTGCAATAAGCCATACATCTAACTGTATTTTAGTAATGTTTGAATAATTCATTCGACCACTATTGTTCGGACCTGTCTGCTTCAACTGCATATATAATTCATAAGTATTGCTCCATACGTTGAATACGACAGGAACGTCATAATTCTTGCCATTAGATGTTATGATACAAGTTGCATGTTGAGTTCCGATATTTGGCGCTCTCCAAGGGAAATCACTTACATGTCTAGGTGCATACAATTTGAATGCATTATATCCATTACTATTAAGATTATTGACAGGTTCGTCAAATATAATTCTATATATATTGATATCTCCAAGACATTGGCCATAGATTGTCCCGTTAAATGTGCCGCCGTTCAATCTAGTACTTAATTGTCTTCTATCTATACAATTGCTTCCTGTACCAAGGATATATCCTTTTAAATATTCAGCAATGCTCTCCTGCCCCCAATCGTTTGGATGGAACCAATCTGTAGCCATCATATTTTCAAATGATAGAATATTTTCAGCACCTGGAACTACTGAGAATGGTTTATTGTTATAAGTTGCAATATTCCTATAGATTGGTAACATATCATACTTTAATCCATATTGATTACCACTATTTTTGAAATCCACACCAAATGGAGCAAAATGTATAATTGCATTAGGATATGTACTCTGTACATATGATATTAAGGCGTTAATTTTTGATTTTACAACATCATCTTGTCCTCTGTACGCTAACTCATTACACCCTCCACCAATCAATATATCAGTTACCATCTTTTTATTGCCTACCTGAGTCTCTATACCTTTAAGAAGAGTCAGATAGTTATTGGATGGATTAGAAAAGGATGCACCACCCTTGTGATTGATATAGATGTTGTCTGCTGAGAAGTGGCAATTCACTAACTTATTCTTAAGTCTGTCGCACCATCCTGTCGTATTACCATCGGGAGTGTAACCGTCTCCATAACTGTCACCAATAAAAATCAGTTTTCTTTTGCTTCTGTCTTCTAGATTCATCTTAGTTCCTACTACTCTCTTTCCGTCACTTGAATATGCGATTAAACCCTCATCTAGATTGTCGCTCGTGACCGTACTATCCGATATATCAATCAAGGTTTTACCGTCATATATGACTTTATTAATGCTCATATAACCACTCCTATGCGATTGTTACTGTAGTTCCGCCGGCAGAGTTCTCACTTTCTGCGTATGGAATCGGATTAACAGTAACCTGTGATAAATAGTTATATCCTGCATCAGGCATGATTGTCTGTGTAGCGGTGCTTGGTGTCACTGTCTTCTGCTGAGGTTTCGCACCTTCAGTGCCTGACATGGTACCTCTGACACCTAAAATAGTAATTCCATCACGAATATTCTTAGGAATAAGTTTAGCCTGTTCAGCAGTTGCAATCTGAACATTACCTGAGCCATCGTGAAAACCCTGTGGAATCGTGTATACCTGTTCCTTGGTTGCGATACTTCCTTCAACAGAACCATTGTTCTTCATAGTACCTGTTAATTTAGCGCCTCTAGCGTATGCAGTCTTTCCAGTAAGGATCTCAGCAACTGCAACAGTCGCATCACTTGAATCCACATCGAATGAACAAGTACCTGTGACTGTGGCACCTGTCTTATCATGAAATGTCATGTCTTTTAATACTTTATCTGCTGTCGCAGTATCACCTGTCAAGTCGATTAATGTTTTGCCTCCATAAACAACCTTATTTATATATTTATTTTCTGCCATGTTTATAATTCCTTTCCTATGTATACTGTATTTCCCCCTTCTTCGTTGCTAGTTTCAAAGAAAGGGATTTTTTTAACTATTAAATCTTTATTGAGAAATTTATTTTTTGTCTTAATCTGCTGTTCGATATCTTTAGGCGTCACTGTGTAATCACCAGTGTAGATATCAGCATTATTCATGCCCTGATAGTTTTTTATATCAAGTCTGAACTCTTCAGAACATATCTTCATATCAGTACGAAAAGACATGTCTTTTGACTTGAACTCTAGTTTAAGTCGCACATCAGATCACTCCATCTTTTAATATTCTTTCAACATATGTAGTGATGATATTAGATGCAATCGCTTCTCCACCAACAGTAATCGCACGCAGCTGAATCTCAGCTCGATGTTTTTCTTTAAGTTTCAGAGTATCTTCCTGTGACAGATGCACTTCTATCGTGTCACCGCTTAGATGACGGCATTCTATCTGTCTATCAAAAACAATTATATTGTCTTGCATGATAGTGAAGTAGGCATACTGGAGAGTATTCACTTCAAACGGAAGTGTACATATTAATGTGGCTGTAGTACCTCTAATCATAAATGTACCTCCTATGCATATGAATAAACATATGTACCACAAACGTATGCTGTTGATACTGAGCTATACATCGCTGTAAGAGTCCAGTGATTCGCTGTTATGTCGCCGGTGGTCGGATAAAATCTTAGCGTTAAATCGGAACTCTGCGTCTGTACAGGAATGAACACATTTTTTCTTGGAGACTTATCAAGTGGGAACCCTTCCCACATGTACCCCATTGTGTTAACTGCGATGGTAGCATTGACCAATCCGTCCCAATTTAGTTCGACAAGCTTTAACCCTTCATTGTATCTATATCTTAGTTCAACGTTACAAGCGTTTCTTCCACATGACACCCAATTACTCCATACATTTTTGGAAACAGTTTCTGTCAATTCCCTAATACTCATATATTCCTGACATTTGCGCTCCACAGATGTGATATTTAAGCCGTTTAGATGCACGGCATATAGGACTAGATCACGTGTGCCAGTACCGCTGTATATGTCGGTCTGATTGTATGATGGTTCTGCTCCACCTGCCGACCCTTTAATGACTGTAAGAGTATGTGTCTCATTTGTGCCTGTAGTAGTAAATCTAGACACAATCAAGTCAGTGCGTTTCACGCCACTTGAACCATTTTCAATGCGTACTGTTTCACTTCCTACAATTCGCATAAATCTGCCATAGTTGCATAATATGCCATCATTAATCTTGATTTCGTTATTAGAAACGATTTCTGCCGTCATTCTACTTCCTGCATGTAGAATACCCTGATAATCATATAACGCTAGATACATATATCCATGCAGCTCAGCGCTGACTTCTGCATCTGTTATATTAATATTCTTGATCACTTTGCATCACCTACCTTATAAGAAATTGAAATATCACCATCACTAATCTTGATTATTTTTTGAGTGATAGGCTCTTTAAATGAGATGCCTGTAATATTTTCCTTTGCTCCAACAATGTCAAAAAGTTCTGCATTATCAGCATCAAAAGAGATTTCTAGCGTATCGCTCTCATTCGCTTCTGCTACTTTCTCAATTGCATTCTTGGTTAATTCATCACGACTTTCAACATTCACATCCTCGTGTTTATATGTCTTTCTGTCTAATCCTGTATATACCTGATTGGATTCGGTCCATGAGCCGTCAGACTGAAGATATAGATTAATTCTTAATCTATCTAATAACTCACCTTTTCCCAGACACAAAATGTGATTGTATGGCTTTGATTCAGTCTTGACTGTCATATCTATCTGATAGTCATTGTCATACTGCAATGTGTCGCTTAAATCATTGATTTTTTCAGCGTACAGATGGACTTTCCCGTCTATCTGATGCTTGATACATAATCTTGCATTACTAGCGCCTAGTGCTTTCTCTAAAGCTTGCAAGAGATTGATGTCACGTACATCATATTTAACGTTGATATTGCTAGCGCCTATGTTATCGACTACAAAGAGATTGCTGAACCTACCATCAATCAACACATTGATGCATGTGTTAGCTTCACCATTTAAAGTTAAATATGCACTTCCTGCTGGTGGTTGTACATATTCCTTTTCTAGCAGTCCTCGAAATGTAGGACCTATCAAAGTGATAGTGTTATCTGACGTATTAATCTTCAATCTCTGGATTACTCCACCAATTTCAGTGTTCTCCTTATAGAAAAGAGACCCCACAGTAAACAAAGGGTCTCTATCTTCCAAGGATAATGTCAATTCAAAATCGTTCTTACTTACATCATACTTTCCTATCTCAATGTCAGCATCGAAATGAGTGAGGTATCCTAATTCGTTGTAGTTACTATCTGTATAGATATATTCTAATCCCATCTAGGCTCACCTCTTCTTTCAATCAAGACTATGTCAACCTTCTCAACACCTACAGTTGTAATGTCAAATGAGCCTTGAGGTATCTTCTTAAAAGCATCATATGACTTGTTACGGCTGTTGAATATATTGGACTGCACACCATTAGAAGAATACTTTGTAATAGTCTTCTTGAATGTGTCAATCTCTGCATATTCTTCAGCATTTAAAGTCACATATAATTGATAAGTGTTATCACTGATATTAATAATAGGGTTCGTACATCTTCCATAGATTCGCATAATCATGTCCTTATCAGTAAATGATTCATTTACAACATTTACTGTTTTTGGGAGTGAATACGTAAAAGGATATGTGAAAGGATATTTTGTGACTGTTCTCGAACTGCTGGAAGTGAAGTCAGCTGTATATGTTGTCTCCTTAATCCAATAAGAGTCATCTGTAGTGATTTCAACGCTTAAATATAAGAGTCTCTTATCAATTAGATATTTGCTTTTAGTGGATTTGATTGCATAGCAATAATATTTATAACCATTTATTTCAAAATATCCTTTCTCTTTTTTGAGGATGTCTATTTCAAAATGCTCATAAAATTGGTTTTTAATCTCATTGGCTTTCTGCTGATCAACAAGAAAAACAAAGGGAATTGTCTTAGTGACAACCCCTTTATAAAATCCTGTAATCCTATTGTTATTCGTTTTAACGCTCCACTCAAAATCACGTAAATCACTATAATTCGCAAAGATACCAAGAGAAGTAAAGTCTAGTGTTTCATTGTTTGAATTTGTATGTTTAATTTTATCCAGCATATTTTCTCACAATCCTTCCCACTTCTCGACCATCTAACATAACAGCAAAAGAACCATCATTTAGTGCTTTTACAATAATATCGTGTAGTCTATCTTCATCGCTTAATAAAGCAATAATTCTATGTAATGCGTCTAGGATTTCATCAGCCCTATTGTTAGATGCCTGATTAATCATCTTCATCAATGTATCTCTACCAGCCACAACCTCAGCGCCTGCTTCACCAGCGCCAAGCATCTGACCGTTAGACATTCCGAAAATTGTTGGGGCGTCCAAAATCATTGGATTGTCCATCGCCTGTGCATACCATTTAATACCCAACGATGGGATTTTGCCTTTTAATAGGTCACCCACATTCCAGCCGTTAGGTTTGATATTAAAATGAGGTAGCGGAATATGCGGCCATGAGATCCTAAAATTAAAGAACCCTTTAATTTTATTGATGATGGCTCTCACAAAATTAGCTGCGGCACTCATTGGTGACATGATAGCGTTCTTTATGCCGTTCCAAACACTTGAGGCATGTGACTTAATGAAGTTAAAACCTACTCTAACACCATTCTGCAACTCTCCTATAATCGCTAAAACTTTAGTCTTAGCACCGAAAATAGGACTTTCAATAACTTTCTTTATGTTATTAAAGATGTTTGAAACGTTGTTTTTTAGACTTTCAAAAAGGTTTTTCGCTGTACTAGTAAGAGATCCTCCCATACTAGTAATACCGTTCTTGATTCCATTAATAAGCCCTTTGCCTAAATTCCACCAATTGATAGCGTTCCACACTGCGAAAATCGCATAAATAATTTTAGGAATATTTGCAATCAATGAAGGAATAGACATTACAAGACCTTTAATGATTTCAGCAATGATTTTAACTCCCCATGCAAAAATAGTCTGTGCGCTGTTAGAGAATGCATCTGCTAGATTTGCTATGATAGTAGGCACTTTAGATATTAAAGTAGGGAGTGCTGACATTAATCCTTGTACCAGATAAAAGATTAATTTCATTCCCATGCCCACAAGCACTGGAAGATAAGTCAATACTGCTTGAGAGAATTGGAGTAACATGTCCAATCCTTTAGATATTAAAGTAGGCATATTGCTAGAGATTGACTGACCTATTTTATCAATCATACCAGAACCAATTAGACTAGATAATTGACTGAAAATAGGAGATATAATACCAGGCAATGCGCCAATTAATCCAGCCACTAAATTAATAGCTGCAAGGATTAAAGAAGGCGCTAAATCAATGATCATATTCATTAGCTGCGGTGTTATCTGTATTAATGCATTAGGAAGTGCATTAAATACTTCCTTGATTTTTGGAGTCACATTTTTGGCAAGAATTCCCAAACTCTTAGCAAATTCACTAATAAGCGGTCCAACTGCCTGTTTAGGGTCTGCTAGACCTGTTAAAAGGTTATCCCATGACGCTTTAGTCATCTTCATAGCGCCGTCGATAGTTTTCATCGCTTCTTTGGCTGTTGTACCTGTAATGCCTAGATTCTTCTGTATTTCATGGATGGCATTATAAACATCACTTAGATTATTGATATCGTAGTGTATTCCTGTCAGTTTTTCAGCGTCCTTAAGCAATCGTTCCATTTCTGATTTAGTGCCTGAATATCCAAGCTTTAAATTATCTAACATTGTATAGTTAGATTTAGAAAATCCTTGATAAGCATTTTGGATATCTTCCATATTGGTACCCATCTTATTCGCATTATCAGCCATATCAATAACAGTTTGATTAGCAACTTTAGCCGCTTCTGTTTCATTTGCGGTTGATTGCTTTAATGCAGCAGCGAAAGAAGTAATAGTGTTCATATAATCATTCGCACTCATTCCAGCCGTCTTATATGCTACTTTCGCATTATTCATGACTTCTGTCTGCGCCTGTATTAACTGATCATATTTTCCTCTTGCTTGTTCAACTGTCTGCCCGATACTCTGCGCATACTTTTTTAGGCTCAGACCTTGAGCACCGAATAAGGTTTCGACACCACCGACTAACTGCTCATATTCAGCATAATGCTGTATAACAAACTTCGTAATAGTGCCTATAGCCGTTGCAGCTGCAGTTGCTCCAATTATTGCAGCCTTGCCGACTTTAGAAGCAATCTCACCTGTCTTGTTTACAGCTTTTTCAATCTTGCTAGATTCTTCTTTTGCTGTATTAGTAGTGTCTTTTATACCTTTTTTTGTTTCTTCAACTCCTTTTAATCCGATAGATCCAAAGAGTTTAAATAATTCTAACATTTATTTCCCCCTCTCTTTTTTTCTTAAAGATTAGGATTAAAACTGTTAAGAATTTCATAGGAGTCATTTATAGTTGTTTCCATCTCTTCATCGGTCATTGTTTCAGATGTTTTAATTCCTGTGTTTTTCTTCCACTTAGACATCATTTCGTTCTTAAAGTCAGCGTATGACTTATCATATACTTTTGATTTCCAGATGTCGTATAACTTCTCGTCTGACACATTGTCAGCAAGTTCAGAAATGAACTCTGAAAAATTAGAAAAAGAGATCATGTTATCAATCAGTTCCATGGGGTTGGAATACCTCTTGTAAACCAAATCCATGAAGCCGACTTCTCCTATTTCAGCAATCCAGAAACAACCTTGTAAAAATCTTTGAATTCATCTTTTTGAAAGATTTCAATAATCATCTGTGCAAGTTCTGCAAGTGATAAGCATTCAACCTGTTTTCTATTTAGATTGCTTACAGCTGACAAGAATTCAAAAACCTCATTTTCACATTTTCCAATGTTTTCAAAAATAACTGCGCAGCAAGAAAGAATGATATTGAAACCAACTTTTTCAGTTAGTTCCTCTTTTGATAGTCCTTCCTTGTTTTCTGCTAGTTTAGCAATCTCATTCGCATTAAAGCATTTCTTGAATTCCATAATGCCAAACTTATTAATTAGTTTAATGATTAAAAATGCATCTGTCGCTTTTAATTTTCTTAATTCATATTCCATAAATAACTCCTTTCAATCCTTAATTTAGTTATGCAGCTGCGGCACTAGGGTAATAGATGTGATAAGGTAGTACATTCTTATCAGCCTGTTCCAACTCCGCATAACACTCAAATTCTGCTTCAGGTACTACCATCTTTTTATTTTCACCTTCAATAGAAAAACCTGATGTGCATAGTGCCTTATCAAAAATAACGATGATTGGAGTTCCATCAATCTTCTTTCCGACATATGCTAGATTTTCGTAATAGTCACCTGTTTCAATCTGTGGCTTAGATACTAATTCTGTATATCCTGTTACCGTACTGCTCTCCACTTCTTTAGCAAAGATAGACTTTTTAATAAAGTCAGGAGTAATTTCTGCCAGTTTAAATTTCATCTTGGCGCTTTCTCCGACTTTTAGAGTGCCACCAACGAATTTGACTGTTGCTCCATCAATATCTAAGTCTAATAATTCAGGAGAAAAACTTACTGAACCACCGCCTGACGTTGCGCAAAATAATGATTCTACAAAGTTCCATTTACTGCCTTCGTATTTCAAGCCCTTGTGAATAGTTCCAGCACCTAACATAATGTTTTCAGGTGTTTTGGCTGTAATTCCACTTGAAGGAATGGTTTCATTCGCCATATATTTATACCTCCCATTCTTGGATTGTTAAATTAATCTGTATTTTCTGCAATTCTATATCGTCTACACGAATCGGCATTGAATAGTCAAAATATACTGCTATGCCTGTTCCGTTTGATAAAATGGCTCTCTTATCTTTGAGGGCCTTTTTGATAATTTCCTTTTGCTTTTCTAGTTCTAAATAACTGCCTCTTGTTACACCTGTGAGAATAAAAGGGGTTTCCTGGTAATTGGTTTCTGCACTGTATTCAGTTTCGATATATTCCCCAACCCAATAAGGGTATTCAACTCTATCAGTCTTGTAATAGAGAAAGTGATAGTTAATAAGTGGCTTTAATGCATCGGAAATAAAATTCAAGCCTTCTGGTGTCATTCTCCAATGCCTCCAAAGATTTCCTCAGCTCTTGCTTGAATCTTTTTCTTAGATGTGTTTTTAGCCTTTTCAAGTGCTCTAGATGGTGCTTTCCCTGTAGTAGTAACCCATCCATATTTAGGGTGCTTATACTTCCACTTGGTTTTGCGACCATTACCTTTAAGAGCGTACTCACCTGTGCCGAACTCTTCCCATATAGCATTCTCTTCTGCTGATCCAACAATCCCAATCATATTGTCAGCATCTACCACATGCTCCCACGAATTTTTCAACTGTCCTGTATCAACTCTTGTATTTCTTTTGACTTGTGATTCAAGTTCTCCACTTGCTTCTTCCAAAAACTTTAAAGCTGCATTCTCAATTTCATCAATGATAAACATTGAGTTATCTTCAAATTGTATTTTGCTCATTCTGTGCACCTTTGTATCGTAAATAGATTTCTAAATGTTGATGCATTCCCATCGGATCATCAATCAAAGTCACATCATAGACTTCATCATTTACAATCAACCTTGAGTTATCAGCACTATAGCCTTTCAAGTCCATATAATCACAGATGAAAATGTGGGTTGACTCCTGTACCTTTGCGTTAAAGTTAGTGTAATGACTGTCACCACTTGACAAGTCTAAGAAACCAAACAAAGAGATTGATTCCGCATAATCTTCAATAGGCTCACCAATCTCGTTGAAAGAATATATGCATTTTTGAAGAACTGCTGTAATATTTCCACCTATCATATTAGAACCTTGCTTTCATATAAGGTTTTAAAAAGCCCGTGAGCGACTTTGGATAGCCTAAAGAAGAATTATCCCCATCCATGTTAAAGTAGGTCACAGAGTGTCTAGAAATTGTTTCTGACTGTACTCCGACCTTGCTTCTATTCTCTTTGTCCCATTTCATGAGGTTGATAACACCCATTTTAATGTCAGCAGGATATTCTACTTTAGTACATAAGACACGAACCTCATTATTGACAGGCTTGTCAACCACAAAGTCATGCTCATTTGCTTCTGTCACAGTATATAAAGCATCATTAAAAGATGAATTAGATACCTGTACAGTGTCACCAACCTTAAAAAATTGAGGACCAGTAAAAGAAAAACGACCGTCTGAAATATTGGCGGTCGTTCTAAAATTGCGCATCTGGAAATTATTATTAGTGTATTTTCTAATCATCAATTCTAAGGCTTCTAATTTCATCTTGATGATTCCATCAGATTCATCCGTATCGTTCAAAAGCCTGAACTCTTCAATTGTCATGATCATAGAAAATCACCTCTTTTCTTATTTTTTAGCATTGCCTTTTGGCTTGGCTTCTGTTTTTGGCGCTTCTGAAACTGCTTCAGTTTCTTCTTTCACTTCTTCTACAGTATAGCCATGTTCTTCGAACCACTGCGCCACCCATTCGTCATATACTTCAGCCTTGCCATAAGCAAACTGAACACCTGCAGCACCGATGCCACAGTAATCTTCAATAGGTGTCTTCACTTCATAATGTTTCTTTTTATCCATAGTCATACCTCCTATAAGATTTTAACGTTTCTTAATACTCCAGCGCCTTTTGTATTCTTTAAGGCAACACAAGCAACCATTTCAACTTCACCCTTCTTGACTGCTCCTGGAGTGTTGAAATCAGGTAAATAAGTATTCACTCCGCTAGATCCTGTTAAAGTAACACCGTGGAATCCTTTCTTTACATCGAACTTAACAGCATAGATATCTGTTAATCCTGTCACACTTGTTTCAGAACCAATTTTTCTAGTCTTTAATCCGATGATAGGAGTTTCGACAGCTGTTTCTCCTGAAGCAGTTACAACGTCGCCTAAATCAATTAATCTTACTTTGTTTTCTCCAATAGTAGTAACGACACGACCGAAAGCCTCTTCACTTTCTGTCTTATATCCTAATACTCTAGCGACAGTCTGAATTTTAGACTTCATATCTTCATTCACAAATAAAGCATCTGCGCCTGTTCTGTTGATTAATTTGATTAATGCTTCATAGAATACACTGGCATTTTCTTCTAGCTTAGCCATTGTTGATAAATCGTAGTAAGCGCCTGTATTAAATTCTGTTGTCTGACCAACTAAGAACTTGTCTAAGCCATCAAAGGTTTCAGAGTTAGTTGCTGAATCTCCATTGATCATAGCATTGTGGAATGTTCCAATTGCTGAGATGACCTTTTCATCAATCTGGTATGCCATGTTATCGTACATGCCTTCTGCATCCTTAACAACACGGTCAATTTCGAAAGCACCACCAAATACCTTTAAGTTAACGGCTTTCTGTTCTAATTTTGCTTCACTAGAAGCATATTCAGTATTTAAAGCACGGAATGCAGTGTTAGAAGGTAATTTAGTCTGTACATATCCATATGTTAATGTAGAGCCTCCACTTGGTGATACTGCATTATCGAATGGTAATAATTCTAATACTTCGGAATGTCTGATAAATGAGTCAACTACCTGTTCAGCAACTTTGTCATGCATTCCAACTTTCATGTCTTTTAATAAAATTGGCATATATTAATCCTCTCTTTATTCTTTATTTTCATATCTGTTTCTGATTGCTCCTGTCAAAGTGGTTGGTTCAGGAGTATCGTCGGTTTTGCCACCTGGTAAGTTATTTTCATCAATTTTCTTAGATGTTTCGGCTTCGAACTGATTAGGATAAATAGTCTTTAGATTCTTCATTTTTTCATCAATGCCTTTTAACTTGCCATTTTCGTCAAGTTCAGCCTTAAAATCACTGTCATTACCTAATTTAAAGAGTAAATAATCAATGTCGTCAGCCTTGGCACCAGCTGAAAGAAGTTCAATCTTTAATGCTGACTCTGTCTTTGCTTTTTTTAGTTCTTCCTGCTGATCTCTAATAGTTGTCTCAAATTCTGCAATCTTAGCAGCCATATCTTCGCCTTTTCCGGCCGATTCTTTTAGACCTTCAATAAGTTTCTGAGCGTCCGTTAAATCGGTATCTTTCTTATTTAATAATTCCTCAAGAGCCGTATATTTGCCTTTATCAACGTATTTACCACTTGCTAGATTTGCAATCTTAATCTGTTTATCCTTATTCGCTTCATTGCCGTTATATGCATTTACTGCATTAGCCACCTGTTCAAATAACTCAGTGCCTAGAATATCCTTAAGAAAATCCATGTAATACCTCTCTCCGCTTCGTTTTTAAATCTAGTGTCTTCTAGTGCGGTCGCAGTTTTAACATCATGCTGGATGAATTTTATAAACCTTTTAAATGCCATGTTCAGGGCAAAATAAAAAGAGTCTACGTCTAGCCTCTGTTTCTATTTCTATTTAATACATTGTTTTTATTCTTGTATTGCGGTGGATCATGAGAAAGTTCTACTGTTTCATAGAACTCATGACCGCATATCATGCACTCATAGTGCGTTTTTCTGATTGCACACCCTCTGTTTTTATCGAAGTATCTTTTTGATTCTACTTCAAAATAACAGTGTCTGTGCGGTCGCAGTCCTTCGGACATTAAATACCTCCTTTCAGGGTAAAATAAAAACCGACTATTTGTCGGTTTTACTTTTCTGATTTTTAAATTCATTAATCATTTTTAATATATATTCGTTATTCCCAATATATTTTTCACTACCAAGCACATCTAAAGCAGCTGTTGCAACATACCCTATAGGAACATTGAGTAAACATATCTCATTATTTTTATGCTGTCTTATTTCTTCAATAAAAGATTCATCGGTTATATTTTCATCAATCCCTTGCAAAAGTGCTTGCATAACAAATATTGGTTTATTGCTCCTCATCTTGTTGATGGTTTCTATAAAGCTATTATCATTCATACCTTTTAACCTCCGCGTTTCGAAGTTCTATCAGTCTTTCTACAACATCATTGTATCCCTCACGCTTTGCGAAGTCAATTTCTACTTGATATGCTCTGATTTCTCTTTCAGCACACTTTTGTAAATTTTGAAAAACCCTGAATCCTAAATAGCCATCATTTCTATCATCACAAAAATGCTGATATTCATGTAACCAAGCGCTTATGCTAGCGCCTTCCTCTATGTTAACACTTCCAGGTGCTCCAGCTTTGATATTCGGAAAATAACCAATACAATCACTTCTTCTAGTAATTTCAACTCCACTATTATGCATATCGTTTATAATTGCTTCTAATTTTTTTGGGTGAGATTTTTCCGCTGCTCCAATATACTCTCTAATTGGATCGCTATCAGCATGAAAATACTTCTTCCTTTTCTTAGTTTCATTGACTTTAAGATATTTCTTTTTAAAATCCTCAAAATCCTTGCTTTTATCTAAACCGTAGTAGGCCGCTCTTTCTTTTAGTGTCTTGAGTTCGTCAGCATCTAAAGCCCATCTAGCACGTTGAAGTAACGCACATCTGCAGTTTACATCCTGTGAAGCAATCCCAAAGCCTCCAGGATACATAACTTCTATATCATCTACCACAAAAGGCTCGTCTATTTCTGCAAGTTTCCCATCAAGAAGCCTATGCATTGGTCTAGTTCTTCCATCTAGTGTAGCATCCCACTGCTTAACCACTTCGCATCCTTTTGCCTTTGCTGCATGCTGTGCGTCATTAGCGCTAAGAACCTGGATTCTATGTCCTTCAGTTCTTGCAATTCTCATTGCTTTATTAAAACCAATATTAGACGCTCCATCTATGTTTCTAGCAATATGCGCATATGATGAGGATGTGGCTATGCCTCTTGAGATATGCTTTGCAATCTGCTTCTTAAGAATACCCATGTCAATACCCATTCTAGTATACAGCGGTACACTCAATTTAGTATTTAACGTCATAGCACTTGTGACTTGCTTCTCATTGATAGGAGTAATTAGTGGAATGCCTTGGCCCTGAATATCGTACATAGTTCCGATATATCCTGTGTAATAGGAATCTGTTAGATATCTTGTAATGCTGTCATAAGAATCAGCGTTCAAATTCCCAATCAGTTCATCTAACTGCTTTTTGAGATTTTCTTGAAACTTCTTCTGATATATCTGAGATTGAAGCAATGATTTCTGCTTATCATCTAATTCATCAAATACAGAAAGGAGTAAATCAATCTTACCGTTTGAAATCCTTATCTTCTGCTCTACTTCTTTAGCTGCATCTTCATATATCTTTTTTAATTCCTTCAGAAGCTTCTTCTCTTCTCGCAGTTTGGCTTTTTCAACTTCTAGCTGTCGCTTATTCATCTGGCACCACATTGTTTAATGTATCAGTCGCATTGTCCACTTGCTCATACGCTTCTTTTGGCTTTGGGAGTTTATCTTTGATTTCTTCATAATCAATGTCCAACTGTTCACAAATCAATTTAACAATAGTCTCGTTATCGATTACTTCAGCAAGTGAAAGAATGGTATTAATTTCAGTCTGTCTCTTCTGAGCCTTAAATAATTCAATCTGTGCATTGTCTGATTCATTTGTTATGATTTCTTTTTCAAAACTGTAATAAACATCATCGATATCATAATCAGTCTTGTTGTTCTTATTGATTTCCTTTAAAACAACCTCAAGGATGTTATCCAGGAACTCCTCAATCCTTGCCTGTAGCTTATTGCACTTAAGATCTAGAAGAGCGTACCTTGATTTGATGACTACGTTTGTAACATTGCCATCGCCCACCTGTGCAGAATTAAAGCCCATACCAAAGCGATAGATGTTTTCTTCATCTTTATCCATGTTAGCAATTCTTGCTTGATAAGGCACTTCGATAGTATGAACCTCAAGCCCTCCACCTTCTGGAGTTCCTATCATCTTCTTTGTTTTTAAATTGGTTTGCAACTCTTCAAAGTCATTTCCTTCGAATCCTTTTACCACGTATGTTGGATGGTCAAAGTCGGCTAAGTTGTTAGACAATCCACAAGCCATCATGTCATAATCGTCAATCAACGATTTAATAGTCTTGACTCCTGAATGCTGCTTCTTGTTGTTGTCTAGTCGAAAGAAAGGTATATAACCAAAATTCTCATAATAAATAGTATCGTCGCCATCTTTTGTATAAATAACGTGTGGTCTTGGATTAATTCGTTCAGAATCATCTAAAAGAAGTCTTCCGTTTTCTTCCTGAACATAGTAATATGTCTGATTTTCATCCCATACCTGAATACGTTTAATCGCTTTGTTATCTTTGGTTAGTTTATCGATGTACCAATAAATGACATATGCACATCCATCATCAGTCTCTCTTTCTCTGACTTCAATAACTCCTAGAGAATCAGCACGCTCGAATGTTAATCTGCCTTTCTTGTTTACGTAGGCATACATATATTCAAAGCCTTTCGTGATAGCTCCAGTAATCACTTCACTAAGAGCGTTTTTGAATTTTCTATTGAAATACTTATTTAATTCTTTCTGCAGTTTAGTGTCATCTGAGTGAACTATGCCGTCTTTTCCACTCAAGATATACTGCACTTCCTGGTCCACCAATTCACCAAAGAAGCCATGACACTTCTTAACATTGGCTCTAGTTGTATCTTCAACTAAAACACCATCCTGATTATAGTAGAACATTCTATAATCTAAGATATCGTGTTCAGACTCATAATAGCGTTCTCCGACTCTTGCAAGTCGTTTCTTTTTTGATGTTTTATCATTGTTAATAAACTTCAAGATTTCTTCTTCTGTCAGCATTCAATCACCTCTTTTTTACAAAGTCCATTTGCTCTGAAGTATTTCGTGTTCCATAGCATATCTAGTGGCATCGATAGCGTGGTTATTCTTATCGGGGAAGTCGCCTCTAAGGTTGCCGTCCTTATCTTTTTCAATCTCATATTCATTAAATTCCCTGTAAGCATTAGGACATCTAACAGGATCTATGATGATTGATTCTAAGTCCTGTAAGAACTTAATACCGTTTTTTACACTGTCAGGGCCTTTCTTGGCGCCTGTTATTCTTAATCCTAACAGTTTGAATTCATTTATAGTTCTTGGTTCAGCTGAATCGGCAGTGACCTGATTGTTAAGTGGATTAATCTCTTTGATAAGTTTGACGGCATCAGCGTTCGACAGCCTAGTGCCATATACTTCATCAAAAATAAAAAGACGTCTGCGCGTCTTATCATAGTTAGCTTTGATAAAGGCCAAAGGGTCACCAGCATAACCAAAGTCTAGTCCGAATTTCAATCTATCAAATACATCAATTTCTTCTTTTGTGATTTCTCTGATATCAAGGTTTGTGAAAACCTCACTACCTGTACCAGTTACTTCACCTAAGTAGTCATGATTGTATTTTTCAATATTTGTTTTCTTAGTATGCTCTGCTTCAATCAAGAACTGTTCTCCAAGCCATTCAGGAGGTGCCTGTAAGTAAGTTGTGTGAGAGACATATGTATCATCCCTTTTTACTAGAACTTGCCTGTTGCACCAATTTCTTTGTGATTCAGGAGGGTTGAAAGAGTAAAATACACAATACTCATGCCCACCACGAAGCAAAGACTGATTGATATTGGTGATTTTATCGTATGTTTCGAACTCGTCGCATTCTTCATACCACACGTATTTAACATAGCCGATATGAACCTTTGTTGACTTCATTTTTTTAGGATCATCAGCGCCCTTAAACAAAATTGTCTGTCCTGTTGGAATGTAAGTCATTTTTAATTTTGACTCAGGTATTGACCAATCATCTTGAGCACCTAACTTATAGATGCCCCACTTAATCTGTTCATATACCGATTCTCTGAGCGTGTCTTTCACTCGTCTCATAATGACTGCATTACTCATAACACCTCGCTGTGCATCTCTCATAATGCCTAAAGGTATCTCAACACCGATAAAAGAAGATTTTAAAGAGCCACGCCCACCTTTTAGCCAATAATGCGTGTAGTCATTGTTTTTTACATGCTTATGAACTTCATAGAAAGCCGGACCGATAGTAGACTTTAAACTAACCCTAATCTTATTCATCTATATCATCCACAATCACTGTCTTGCCGTTTGATGTAACATCCACATTATCTGTAAACATGCCAAAACGCTTGCCTAATAGCTCTGCAGCTTTAAGCCTTTCTTTCTCGTCCGGAGGCTTCTGTATGACCTTCTGCATACCGTTACCGTTCATGATCATTACATAAGACTCTGATTTAGCACGCATGACAGATGTTAGATACTCAACTATTTCTTGAATATCTGCGGTGTTCTCATTATGGATTTCTTCCATCTTTTCAGAGATATACTTTTGTATCTCTTCTTTTTTTAAAAGCTTAGAGGCAAGAGGTGCTGCACTTATGGCACTTTTACAATTATCATATACTGCTAAATATGCTCTTGTAGCATTAGTATCTTTTAGATACTCATCACAAAATAGTTTCTGCTTTTCTGTCATAGTCGCACCCCTTTCTCAACAAGTAATAAAAAAAGAGGCTTTATTATGCCTCTCTGCTTAATTTGCCTCTTTTTACCATTATATAACATTTAAATGCGCAATGTTGCGCCGTTTAACGTTTATAACCGTGTATTCACGCTAATCTAGAATAACAATCATCTTTTCAATTGCATCATGTATATACTTCTCTGCTGTTCTCTGCGACACATGCAGCATGTCAGCAGTATCATAGATGCTCATTAGTTCGATGTATCGATAAAAGAGTACATCCCTATGATTGATATCATCTAGTTTGTCTATATTTTGACGTATGAGAGCCATTTCTTCTAAACACCTATCCTTCATCAAGATATAGTCATTCTGCGTCTTGGGCTCACTGTATGAACCTGTTGGACTGTCTCTATATGAGATTGCTTTAACGTTTATTAACTTATTCTGTAGATAGTCTGCTTTGTCCTTTAGATTTCTATATGATTTTAAATATGTTCTGACTTCTTCGGCTGTCATACGTTACCTCCTGATTACTCAAAAATAAAAAATAAATAAATCACTATCACCAGTACAAATAAAATAAAAAACAAATTAATTTCACTCCTCCTTATCTTTTAAAGTATATACATAATATTTTCTTGGGGCAGTGCTAGGATGCCTTGCATTGTATTTATCGCTGTGCTGATTGCTTGCCTTGCAGTAGAAACTAGCTAATCCAATGGATAGCCTATTAGCGCATTCTTCAGCAGTGCCTGCAACAATTACATTGTCATTCATATCATAGACAACATAGAACTGCCTATCTTCATAGCTTGCTCTTTTCTTTTCTTTCTTGTGTACTTTTCTATGAGCAAATACATTTGCCATATATTCCTCATTATCGTATGCACTCACTATTTTAATAGGTATTTCATTTGAAAATACACTTTCATGTTTATATATACGTTGCCATCTATGTTTTAGAGCTAATTGAGTAGCATCAACATACTGACTTATCTTTTCTATTGATCCAGTTATATCGGTTCTTTTTCCGTTACGATATAAAACAAAGTTTCCCATTTAACCTCCTTTCTGGAGAAGAAGAAAACAGTCCTTTACTCTTCCTATTGATTTTCAATTTGTGTCTTCTCTTCTCCCAGCAACATCATAACTTTATAGTTGGATAGCAAAATTAGCGCTTCATACTCTTATTCTTTGCAAAAGAAGGTGAATGAGATTGAAGCAAAGCCATGACACTGCTGTTGTTTGTTGGTTTAAGAATAGAAAAATATGTTAGGGCATCAAGTTCATGAGAGGATCTTGCTTTTAGAAAAGAATCTATTAAAAGTAATCCATATAGATTTTCTTATTTTAAATTTTCTTATGAGTTAAATATAGAGAACTCAATGCCTTGCTTGATTTGTTATTCGAAGCCAAAAGGCTTGGTTGACAAGGCTCTTCTAGTAATAGAAGTATCTTCTTCAACAAATACTTCTTTGTCCTCCGACTAATAAAGCACGATTAAGCATTAATAGTGTTCCTCCTTGTCATTTATTGTCATAAGTTATTATTCTCCTTATCTTCTTCTATGCCATTCACAATCATTGACACGATAACGAAAACTGCAATAGCAATCACTGATATTGCAATAAGAATACCAATAATCAGCATGAGAATAGCAAACACACAAAATACATTTCCTAATACCTGCAATAAAAACATCTATATCACTCCCCGTCTAAATCACAAAAATAATCAAGAAACTTATCATCAGTAAATGTTATCGTTGTAGGGTCAACACGATGGATATTGCCTTTTCCGTCTTCGATTAGAGCGAATACTTGACTAATCTGCCCTCCTGGATGTCCACCAATAGCAACGGATTCTCCTATAACGTTTGACCACTGCTCAAAACAGTGAAATATATAATTTTTATTTTCATATCTGCATGTTCTATAAAAACTTACCATAACATTCTCCTATCTGATAAATAAGTAAATCATCAACATCAGTGCAGCAGCATAAGCTGCTGCTAAGATAAAGAAATCTCTGTCAGCCTTTTTACAGCTTTCAACAAGTTCACTGTTTAACTCCTGAAGAGCCTTCGTCGTTTCTAAATTCTCATTGTAAATACTCAATAAAGTTTGGCTTGCTTTTTCATAACTTTTGCACTTATCTTCTAAATCTTCATATTCAGCCTTTAAATCTTCTAATTCTTCTTCTAAACAATGGTTTTTGCTTTCTGATTCTTCAATCTGACATAGTAACTCTGTAATCTGCTCCTGGTGCAGTTCCATTGAAATAGTGTTCATGTTATTTTACTGTTCTCCTTTCGCTTCTAAGTTTTCAATGTAATCATCATTTTTATGCGCAGTTAAATATCGCAATAATTCTGTATCGGAAGTATTAGGACTATAATATAAATCATCGGGATAAAAGAACTTAGTAAACTGCGTATACCATCCACTTTTTTTAAAATATTTTTGAATACCCACAAACCACAGGTTAGTGAAAATTAAATTTCATAAGCACCGATTAAACGGCGTTCATGAAGCTGAACCAGACACATGAATTTCCCATCTGT